TTAAGGTTGGCACAAAGCTCTACACATCACCACCACGCAAGGAGTGGGTTGGACTGACCGATGAGGAGATCATTTCAGCAGAAGGATTTTTTGACTATATGACTAATGAAGAATTGATTTATGCAGTAAGAGAACTTGAAGCCAAACTAAAGGAGAAGAACACATGAACCGTGATGATGAATTCAGAAAATGGTATGACGAGCGAACCGGAACAAAGTCGGAAGGCTTTGCTTATGACGTATGGTGTGCAGCGTGGGCTCAGGCGCAGGTAGCAGTAACCGATGCAGAACCAGCCTGTGACTGTCAAAGTCCTACTGCCTGCGAATTCCACGATAAATGCCTCAAGGGGATGAAATGAGACTGAAAGAAGTAACCGTGCTACAAGGCTTCACAAACCGTCAGGAGGCGATTGCGCATAAGAACCTACTGAAAGGTGAGTCCGTGCTCGTAAGCGTCGTAAACGCCACTGGCATGCCTGTTACGCCCATCTGCTACTTTATTGTTGCGCAACCAACACTTGACCACATTCAGGAAGTCCTGTTGCAAGAGGAAGAAGAGTAGGTGTTTTCCCTAGCACGATAAAATAATTGCAATTCGTTAACTTATCGTGCTAATATTCGTATCAGTGGAGTCCGACTCCACCCAACAGCGAATCTAAAAGGAAATAAAATGAACACACTCTTGAACATGAAAGACGACCTCGAAGCTCTGGAAGGCGCTTCTATCAAAACCACAACCCTCTTCACCGAGCCTTGCAAGAAGTGCGCAGGTCGCGGAAAGTTCGTTGGTTACACAGGTCGCGTTGTCGGCAACTGCTTCTCTTGCGGTGGCAAGGGCTTTCACGAATTCAAAACCTTCCCACAGTACCGCGAGAAGGCTGCTGTACAGCGCCAAAACAGCGCAGCACGCAAGCAGGAAGAGCTCCAGTCGCAGATCGATGCGTTCGGTGTCGCGCACGCTGAGGAAATCGTTTGGATTGGTCTGAATAGCTCCAAGTTCGAGTTCGCACAATCTTTGGCACAGGCACTGAACAAGTTCGGTTCGCTCACAGAGAACCAGCTCGCAGCCGTGCGTCGCTGCATCGAGCGCGACAATATCCGCACAGCAGAGCGTGCTGTAGAGAAGGCAGCACGCATCGAGGCTGCTCCAGTGATCGACATCAGCAAGATCGAGGTGTCCTTCGCCAAGGCTATCGAGGCAGGCATCAAGCGCCCCAAGCTGCGTCTGGCTGACTTCCGCTTCTCACCAGCTCCAGTGACAGGCAACAACGCTGGCGCGATCTACGTCAAGGCAGGCGAGACGTACCTCGGTAAGATTGCAGGCGGCAAGCTCTTCAAGAGCCGCGAGTGCGACGATCAGACCGAAGGTAATATCTTGGCAGCGGCTGCTGATCCAGAGGCTGCAGCGGTCGCCTACGGTCGCCGCTTCGGTCAGTGCGCGATCTGCTCCCGCGAGCTTACGAATCAGGAGTCGATTGACCGTGGGATTGGCCCAATCTGCGCCGACAGGTTCGGCTGGTAACGGGAGGGGGGAAACCCCCTTTGCATTATCGTTTTAGTTAATATATAATTAACGCTTCAACAGCGAATTTACAAGGAAACACCATGCAATTTCAATCTCGCGTAGCAGGCATCCCCTGCATCATCGATGTAACAGCCCTGAACGTAGTGGCTGGTCAAGGCTACAGCGCACCGTCGGACATCGATGCGCGTGGCTATGTCGTCTCGTCATTCGAGGTGTGCGACCGTCGCGGTCGTCGTGCTCTCTGGCTCGAGCGCAAGCTGACTCCAGCAATGATCGCCGCTATTGAATCCGAAATTGCAGAGAGGGCTTAATCATGACCTACGGCGAGCTTCACCTGCTGTTCACCAACAAGTTCAAGAACTACAGCGTAGAAGCCTGCGCTGCAGCTATGAAGGACGCATACGAGACGCTCGAATGCTTCCGCGACAAATCGACCGACGACCCGTATTACATCAAGCTCTGGGCGGAGATCGATGCCTTACGCGAGCGCCAGCTCAAACTTTCAAAACGCAATTCAAACAACGCACTGGAGATTTAAAATGAAGACAAAAGTATGGTTGACCGAGACGGGTCGTCATTATGTCAAAATGAACGAGCTTCACACGCCAGAGGCACAGGAGTGGTTTAATTTTGGCGAGGGATACGAGAATATGGGTTACACAGCTATCGGTGAGGCTGAGATGACAATCAGCTTTTATGACGCATCTACGATTACCAAGTTGGCAGTCGAGGCGATCAAAACAGAGATCGAAGAGGTCAAGGCATCGTCGACCGCCAAGATCACAAGCCTGCAGGAAAAGATCAACCAAATCCTCGCGATCACAAACGAGGTGGATGCATGAGCAGGCTGGCAGATATTGTGTGGTGGTCGGTTGGTGCGGTATTGTTCGCCGCATTGATGTTAATGCTGGCTTTTGTGTAAAATTGAATCTCGGTCTGTCACAGCAGACGGCGGATAAACGTAACCGCCATTTAATGTTAAAATGCTGACACCACCAACCAGCAAACACGCATGGGGATTGAAGCCTGAGTCCGCAAGACTTGGTAGACCCGCCAACAGAAAGTCAGCGTCCTAGGCAACGCTGAATGAGACTGGTTAGACAGTCAGTCCCCAGCCGTGTGAGTGCCAGAGTGTTAGCGACTTGGCGTGGTTTTTTTTCTTTGACTAAAACCCTGCTTTATGGGAGCTCACAAATCATTTGACATAGGCTGTCAGAGTAGTAAAATGTAGGCATGTAGTCGAGCTGGAACCTCGACGAATGAAGCCGCTTTAGTATGCGTCCCGCCCCGTTAAGGGGGTCAGTCCCACAAAGACTGGGTTCCACGGGGTGCAGACTAAAGCGGCTTTTTTTATTCTCCCGAAGTGCTTGAGATGTTCAGGGTCAACCGTGTTGGATCAAGCAAAGCGTGACAGTGCCAAACTAAACGAAAGTGGCAACCGTGGGAGTTGAGAGCGGTCACAGGTAGCACCATGCGATGAGCAGCTCCATCAGATCAATCTGGTGGGAGAGCTGAATACAAAGCACCCTGTGATGACAAGCTCGGTCAGAGCGGTATCGGGTCTCCGCACATTAGGGGGCGATAGTCTGATCAGTTGTGCTGGAATAATGAGCGATAAGCACAGCCCGTTGCGATAGTCACTGGATACCTCAGTCAGCATACGGAACACCTCGAGGGATGGCTACGGTCACCCTTGGGGGAGTTTTGTCCATCACTCCGTACTGTTTCCTAGTCTGCATAATAAGGATGGCGATGAAAGCGAACGTACTTACACAACTGACCCACGAGCTCAAGCCGTGTCCACTCTGCGAAAGCGCAGCAACGCTAGAACCGATGAACAAGGGGACAGGCTGGCGCGTGAGGTGCAAGAATTATGAATGTGGGGCAACGCACTGGATTCAACCTGATCCTGATGGCGCTGCTGGAATATGGAATAAAAGGGTTAAGGAATGAAATACTTCTACGACAGGCGTACAGGCAGGATCGCTCACATCTGGGATGGTGAGAACACGTTCTGTGGCTTCCTCAACGACAACGAGGCGGGTTCTCGAGAAATCCAAAACAACAAAGCATCAAGGGAGCTATGCCACTCCTGCGAGGTAAGGTGGATACAATGGAACAAGGGGGGTAGTCCCAAACCACGAAGGTCGCTACAATCGCGGGTATCACATCCGCTTTGAGAGAAAGCTATGGCTGGCAAGAAAATAGGAAGACCCACCAAGTACACGGAAGAGCTCGTCGCAGAGATATGCGAGAGGGTAGCGAACGGTACACCGCTGCGGGAGATATGCAGGGAGGAGGATAAGCCGAGCTGGACGACGTTCTATGATTGGCTGCGAAGAGACGAAACGCTTTCCGCACGCTTCGCGCAAGCTAGAGAGCTCGGCACTGACGCAATCGCTGAGGATGCGCTGGCTATCCTTGATCAAGAGCCTGAGCGTGTCGACGGTGGCAAGATGGATAGCGCGTTCGTCCAGTGGCAAAAAAATCGCGTGGAGCTCCGCCTGAAGCTGCTGGCGAAGTGGAATCCCCGTAAGTATGGCGACAAGACGTTCGTGGCTGGCGACAAAGAGAATCCCGTCCAGACCGAGACCACGGTCAACGTGCTCGACATCGCGCTGACCAACCTTGAGCGCAAGCTGCAGGTACAGAATGAAGAGTGAAGTGGAGTCGGACTCCACGCTTGCGGAATCGATCAAGCTATTCAAGAGCCCTGAATTCCGCGAGATGTACCTCAAGGCGACCGACATCCAGCGGATATCGTTCCACTGGCGGCTGAAGTGGCTATCGTCCGCACACCCACACCAAATACTACCGTCAGGCGACTGGTGGTCGATCTGGCTGCTACTGGCAGGACGAGGAGCAGGCAAGACTCGCGTCGCAGCGGAGCAGATCGGCTGGTGGGCGTGGGAGATGCCCAACACCCGCTGGCTGGTCTCCGCCCCCACCTCGGCAGACGTGCGTGCCACCTGCTATGAGGGTGACTCAGGTCTGCTCAACGTGATCCCGCCAGAGCTGATCAAGGACTACAACAAGTCGTACCACGAGCTCAGGCTGATCAATGGCTCGCTCATCAAGGGTGTGCCGAGCTCCGAGCCCGAGCGCTTCCGTGGCGGTCAGTATCACGGCGCATGGCTCGATGAGCTCGCAGCGTGGGAGTACCTCAGAGAGGCGTGGGACATGATCATGTTCTCGGTGCGACTGGGGGAGCATACGCGCATACTGGCGACGACGACGCCTAAGCCGAAGGAGCTCATCATGGAGCTCATTGAGCGCGACGGCGACAACGTGGTGGTGACCACCGCCTCGACCTACTCGAACATCGACAACCTCGCACCATCATTCAGGGAGCAGATTCTTAGCTATGAAGGCACGAAAATTGGTAGGCAAGAAATTTATGCTGAGATCATCGATCCAGAGGAAGGCGGGATCATCAACCGTGACTGGTTTAGACTTTGGCCATCGGAGCGCGAGTTCCCTCAGTTTGAGTACGTCCTACAGAGCTATGATACTGCGTACACCGAGCGCACGACTGGTGATCCGACTGCGTGCTCGGTGTGGGGGATATTCAAGCCGCTAGACCGCCCACTGTGCGCGATGCTGATCGACTGCTGGAGCGAGCACCTCGCCTACCCTGACCTAAAGCCCAAGCTGCTGGAGGATTACACGGCGGTGTATGGGGAACCGGGCAAGCGCGTCGACCTCGTGCTGATCGAGGAAAAGGCGTCAGGTCAGTCACTGATCCAAGACTTAGGTAGGGCGCATGTGCAGGTGCGAGGATACAATCCGGGCAAGCTCGACAAGGTGCAGCGTGTCCACCTGATCTCGAACATCATCGCGGCTGGTCGCGTGTACCTACCTGAGTCGACTAAGCGCAAGGGATACATCAGGGATTGGGCGGAGCCATTCGTGCAGCAGGTCTGCTCGTTTCCTGAGACGAATCACGACGACTACGTTGATACGATGAGTCAGGCACTAAGGTATCTGAGGGATTCAGGATATCTGGACATTGATCCCGAACCGCATTATGATGATAGCGATTACGTCGACGAAACCCGCATCAAGCGGGGCAACCCTTACGCCATGTGACGCTTATGCCGACTCCAGCCAAACAAAAAAGTGCAACCGAGCGTGCCATGGAAGACGACATCAACGACTTGAAGCCGCAGTCTAAGCCTACGCTGGCTGATATCATGGCTGAGATCGGTGGCAATCGTAAGGAGCTGGACCGTATCGTCGCTGGCGGCAGGTATTACCCCGGGCGCATGAGCCAGACGCAACAAGAGGCAATCCGTTTGCTGCAGGCCGCGAACCAGTCGAGCAACCCTGATCGCTGGCTCGAGTCACTTAGCCCGTATGATCGGGCCAACTTAGAATTCAACATCAACAACAGCAACATGGCTGGCTACGTTGACAAGTCGGCGCCTAACAAGGCCGTCGTCCAGAACATGCAAGAGGCGTTCAACACCGTGCCGCATGAGCTAACCCACACGCTGCAGATGAACAACCGTGCAGGCGTGGACCTTAGCAAAGACAACGACATTCTCGAACGCGCTCGGTATCTGTCGCCTGAAATGCGAAATAGTGTATTCCCGTCCGCAAACAGGTTTGACAATCCGCTCGAGGCATGGGCGAACATCAACTCCCGAGCGCACAACGTGGCTGCAGAGGGTGGTGATTTTATCAACTCACCTGAAGGCCGCGCACTGTTTCCTGATCAGGCCGCGCAGCGCGACTATTACACAAAGGCGATGCCGGGTGTGAACAGCATCACGCCAGACACTGGGACATTCGTACCTAACAATGAGTCGTATATTGACAAAGTTAAGCGCGTGATGGGGTTTGCCGACGGTGGGATGATCACCGACACGCAAACCCCTGCGGTCGAGGCGATCAAGGACACCGTGCGCGATCCGCAAGCCAACGAGATGCTCAACCTCGATCTGGCTAAGCTGGCGGTTATGAACCAGCCGCAACGTATGGCATCTGGCGGCATAGCGCACATGGATCGTGGTGGCGTAGTTGACATGCCATATGATGGTATTTCGCTTGAGAGAGCGCCCGACACCAATGCGTTCAGCGTGAACAGAAAGCCTGCATCACAAGCCTATACTGCGCTGGGTGTTCCGTTGCTTGATGAGTCAGGTCAGGTTAAGCCTAATCCGCAGACAAGTTATGACTTACGCATGGCTGACTTGAACAGGCAATTGGACTCAGGCATCAAGCCCGACCGGATGTCCGACATAGACTTTGCGCAGGATCAGGTATCTCGTGGCCGCGGTCAAGGCCACGTCATTAAGGCGATCGGTGACCTGTTCTCAGGTGTTGAGCACTTGACAGGCTCTTCGATGGGCCTTGATCCAACGATGGGGCTGATTGGAAAGACGGGTGAGCTGCACGCAATACCGGGTGCCGCTAGGTACATGGCTAGTCGTGCATTGCCAGAGATCAAAGATACCGCGGCGATGGCGGCTGAGATGTATTTGCAAGGTAGGATGCCCGGCATGGTTGCTCCGGCATCGTATGCTGCGCCACCTACATCAGGTGGTAAGTTATTAACTCCAGTTAAAATTGCTCATCAAACAGCACAGCGTAATGCGGCATTACCTATTGAACAAGGCGGGTTGGGATTGCACCCAGAGAATACAGCTCAAGATCGCCTTGCAGCACAAAATTATTATGATTATTTACATGGAACGAAAAGATTAGATAGATTGTTAGAGGGGAAAGGGCTTGATCCAAAACGTGCCACATCTGGTCCAATGCCATATGGAACAGATAAACCTGAATTGGCATCAAAATACGCAACAAGTAAAGCCGATACTTCAATGTATGACGAAGGAAATATGGCAAATTATTTTCAAGTCAATCCTAAAGATTTGGGAATAAAAGGAAAAAATCTAATTACTGTTGAGCAAAGCTGGCATTATTTGTTACCAGATCAAAAGAAAAAAATATTAAGTGGTTATTACAGAACAGGATATGAAAATCCCAAAGAAGCATCTGGTGCATTTACTTTGCATCCTGAAGGATCTAATGCAAGCATTGCCGATAAGCGGCATCTTGATCATGTATTGCAAGAAGAGCGTGGAAATCCATTGGCAGCGTTAAGAAATCTTTGGGGAGAGTCTGGTGAACTGTATGACAATCCTGAAGATTTATCAAAAATATTTAAAGTTGCAGGTTATCCATACGAAATAAGTCAAACTAATGCGCCTTGGACAGCAGCGCAAGGAGTACTTACAGGAAAGGTTAGGATGGATCAGCCATTGATTACATCGGATGTAGAGCATCTCACTAACAATGTCATACCTTTTTTAAAAGAACAATTTAAAAACGACAGAACAAAATTAAAAATTGGCGCAGATCAGTGGGCAAAAGAATCACATTACACTCCAAAACAATGGGTTGATGAATTACAAAAAGATATAAACGAAGGTAAAAATTCTTATGTTTGGACATCAATACCTGACAAAGTTACTAACGCATTAAAACAACTTGGACATGATGGAATTATTGACGTTGGCGGAAAAGGTGGCGGCGAAGGACATCAGGTTGTTATCCCATTCCACCCCAAACAAGTTCGATCAAAATTTGCTGCATTTGATCCTATGGAAAAAGAATCAACTGATCTTTTAAAAGCCCACGGCGGCAAAGTATCCTTCGCTGACTCATTAGACGCAATGCGTCACGAACTATCAAAGGCTAAAT